CCTCACCCCCTTCTACCGCAACACCGTGGGCATTGACAGCCTGTTTGATAGGATCACACGCAACATCGACATGGCTGCCAACGCAGGAAACTATCCGCCCTATGACATCGTTAAAACTGGCGACGAATCCTATGAGATCCGCATCGCGGCCGCAGGTTTCCGCCAGGATGAAATTGACGTGGAGTTCCACGAGGGACAGCTCAAGATCCAAGGTGCCCACAACGACGAAATACGTCCGGAAGTGGAATACCTGCATCATGGCATCTCGGCTCGCAGTTTCGTGCGTACCTTCACGCTCAGCGACTATGTGGAAGTGCGAGAAGCCGTGATAAAAGATGGCATCTTGACAGTGAAATTGGAGCGATTGGTTCCTGAAACCATGAAGCCAAAAAAGATCGCTATCACCTACGCAACTGACAGCCAATCGTAAATAACAGTGGGGGGCAACCCCCACTACCCACACAAGGATCCGTGATGTCACAGGCAGAACCAAAAACCCGAACAAAGCCCGGCATACAACTGGCAGAACCACCCATGTACAAGGTGATCTACATCAATGATGACAAGACCGCCATGGAATTTGTGATAGACAGTCTCGTTGAGCACTTTGAATATACCTTTACCACAGCAGAACAGATCACCGTGGACATCCATCAGTCAGGATCGGCCGTGGTGGCTGTATTACCTTACGAAGTGGCAGAGCAGAAGGGCATTGAGATCACAGTATCGGCACGCAGCGAAGGTTATCCCTTGCAGATCAAACTAGAACCAGAGACAGCATGAATATCATACTTGGTCGCGAAAACATAGAACAGGCACAGGAAAAATACACTGTGTTGGAATTGGACACTCTACTGATCAATGGTGCGGCAGATCCTGTCACAGCATATTGCTTGATCGAACAAGTGCCCATCGATCAGATCGCAGGCATTGATCGGTTCCGTGATCTTCATAACAATCTTATGAAAAATTATAGATTGCGAAACTGGAAGTTTTGTGAGGATGCCATTGAACATCTTCGTGGACAATGGGGTGGAGAACTGGACAGTTTTTACACAGAGATGAGCCAACGGATATCACAACTACGACAACAAGTGTTGGACGCCAACTGGAACGGGTCGATAACTAAATCATAATTTGTGATTTGATTTTTGCGATCATATCTATCATTTCCTGTCGAGAATTTTGGGCACCATATGAAAGTTCCTCCCAAAGTCTTAAGACTTTTTTGCCATTTTGCGATTTTTTGCAAATGGCATAAGCATGTTGATAATTTTCTTTAAATTCATCTACAATCTTACGTGCAAAATTATCAGACCAAAACCACTTCTTATTCCTTTGAGATATGTTATGTAATTGTTTATACAAGTTATTTTTACTGTTTTTGGACATCTGAGATATATCTGTCATCAATTTGACAATACATTCCAGTCTTTCCAGAGGATCAATCACGCTGTCGTAACTTTCGTCAATGTATTCTCCAAAAGTTTCAAATCCATAATCTTGAAGATATCTAAGCACACCTGGTGTAGCAACCATGATAAAAGGCTTGCCGCACGCAATAGGACGTAATGTTTTCTCTGTAAGATGTAATCTTGAATCATCAAACAGTGTTTCCAATACTACATCAATAGCTGATCTATGATAATCTTCATGATAATAATCAGCACTAGCTGTAGAATCAAAATAATTTGGTTCGAGAACAGAAAGATCGATGTTTACACTGAATCTAGGATTTTTAAAGATATGATTGCTGTAATGAACTCCATGGTCTCTTTCACTGAACTTGATTGAAGTTACGGGTAAAAGTTTATTTTTTACAATCATTTCGGTAAATTTTACACGATATTCTCTTGTGCCAGACCAAGAACGATTGTAAACGTTGAAATCTTTTGCAAAATTCATTGACTCATAGTTTAGTCGTTGATCTATTTGAGCATACCTGTACCAATCTCTGGCAATCATGGCATGGCTCCACCAATATACACCAACCGCCCCCAATGATTGGTATTTCAATAATTCAGAAGGATTTTTTTCGCTGTGACAAAGTAACCAACAATCGGTAATGTGTAGTCCATAAAATATTTCAAGATTTTTTGATTTCAGGAAGTCAACTGCACAGGAAAGAGTACCTCGTTGTTGCAATTGTTTCAGTCTTTCTGAACGATGTTTTTCCATGTACACTAAAATTTCTTTTGGATCGATATTATTATAAAAATCAAAATTTAAAGGTTCTTGATCATGCATTAATATTGGAATACTGCCTAAAAAACTTTGATAATCTTGATATTTAGAATAATATCGCAACATCGAAATATCAGATAGTTTTCTGCTACCATGCGGGTAGAATCGATAAATTATTACATCATTATCAACAAATTGATCTAAAAAATCATATAGTCTATCAATCGGAACAAACATAAATGAATGTTGGTTTTATAGGATTAGGAAAATTGGGTCTTGATTGTGCTGAAGTATTTGCACAATATTATACAGTGCGTGGGTACGATATTTACTCACGGACCAGCGACTCAATTAAAATCTGCAGTGTAAGTGAAGTAATCAATGACAGTGATTGGATCTTTATTGCTGTGCCTACACCGCATTCCGAAGGTTATGATGGAAGTGTGCCCAGCAGCCATATGGAACCTAGAGATTTTGGTCATGATGCTGTAAAGGATGCATTAATAAAAATTAATGAGCAGGCTACCTCGCCTAAACGTGTGGTACTTATATCTACAGTGTTACCTGGGACCACAAGGAAACATTTCATACCTTTGTTGGATCCAAAACATAAGTTTTTATACAATCCTTATCTCATTGCCATGGGATCAGTGAAATGGGACATGGTCAATCCAGAAATGATCATGATCGGTACCCAGGATGGCAGTGCAACCGATCTTGCCCAAGAACTCGTGGATCTATATCGTCCTATCATGCAGAACGATCCGCGATATGAGATAGGCACATGGGAAGAATGCGAAGCCATCAAGATATTCTACAACACTTTCATTTCGGCCAAGGTGGGCATGGTGAACATGATACAGGATTTCGCACAACGCATAGGCAACATCAACGTGGATGTTGTGACCAATGCCTTGGCCCGTAGCACCCAACGTATCATGGGACCCAAGTACATGACCGCGGGCATGGGCGACGCTGGTGCTTGCCATCCCAGAGACAACATCGCTCTGCGTTGGTTGGCACAAGAGTATGACATTGGTTATGACTTGTTCGACACCATCATGCTGGCCAGAGAACGACAAGCCCAAAATCTCGCTGACTTCCTGTGTGGCACAGCGGTGAAAAATCGCATGCCCATTGTCATACATGGCAAGGCCTACAAACCCGATGTGCCTTACTGTATCGGATCATACTCCACACTGATAGCACACTACATCAAGCAACGAGGATTCTCGGTGCAGTATCTAGATCCCTTGGCGGATGACCGAGAAGATTGCGTGGACAGTATGGATCGGCCACATGTGATATTGATGGCACACAATCGACAGGTCACTTACGGTTATACCGGAACACACACAGCGGATCAAGCATATTGCGAGTTTCCCGCAGGCTCGGTGTTGGTAGATCCCTGGAGACAGCAGTCTGATATTCCAGGCATCACAGTGATCCATTATGGCAATACCAGGAAATCCTGACCGCTGGAGCCGTGGTCACATAGATCCTTGGTGGGGCACACATCGAGATCTTGAGTACATCAACGAGCCGTTTAATGACGCACATAGCCTAGAACTGTGGCGAAGTTTAGGATATACCCAGACTCGATTCACCGGTGACATGTACGACATGCGGCATCCAGAACCTGATTGGATGGCAGATTTCCGCAGGCATTTTCCATGGCAACATTTTTCCTGGTCAGTATATCGCATGCGACCTGGATCTGTGCTGCCAAATCATGCCGATACATACGCACGTTTTGTGCGAATCTATAATGTTGAAGATCCTACTGCAATCCATCGTGCCGTGATATTCCTTGAAGATTGGCAGAGTGGTCATTATTTTGAAATCGACGGTACAGCCATCACAGCATGGCAAGCCGGAGACACTATCACATGGCATTACGATGTTCCGCATGTGGCGGCCAACATAGGCATGACTGATAGATACACATTACAAATCACAGGAATCCCCGTTGAAAATACATTCTTATAACGAATGGGATCAACTACGCAGTGTAGTAGTGGGCACTGCTAGTCATGCCAACTGGCCCACCTCAGACCCGGTATTTGCTCAAGAGAGTGAACGCACACTGTGGCGGGAAACACCTGTGCCATCAGGATCTGTTCCTCAATGGATCGTAGATGAAGCCAATGAAGATTTGCAAGGTCTGGTACATATACTACAACAAGCCGGCGTTGAAGTAT